CTTCTCCTGTAGCAGCTGCATCTTTTTGTTCTACAGAAGCTTTTTTAGCTGCTATTCTGTCTCTGTTTTCCATAATTTTTTGACGTTTTTTGTGATATTCTTTTGGATTTTCGTACCTTAACCTTCTCATTAATGGACTGTTTAATGAACGAGCTGCATCTTTTTTAATTTTGTCATACATTAATTGTTGTTCTTCTATCTTTGATAATCGTCTTGCTAAATCTGCAAAAGTTAATCCAGAATTACCTCCAGGTAAATTCATACCTAACTCATCAACAAATCTATCTAAATCTTTACCAACCATTGGCAACCAATTTGTTCCCATGTCAACTAATTTATTAGTACTTCCACCTGCTAACGCTTCAGGTAATTTATTTCCAAATGTTTTTAAACTGTCTAGTGGAGTGTTAGATAAATTTTGTTCTTCAGCAATTCTTTGTAACAAAGTAATTTCAGATGCATTAAATCCAGCAGCATTTAATTTTTGTACAAATTGAGAATTTCTAGATATGCTACCTTTTTTTTGTAATCCTAAGGTTTCTTCTATTTCTTTATCACTTTGAACACCACCAAATCCACCAGTTCTAAAGTCAGGTGCAGCCTGCATTGCTTTAACCATAGTTAGTGTTTGCCATTTTTGTCCGAGTCCAGAAGCACTAGATAATTCAGCTGCTACGTTTCTTTTTATTTGTGGTATATCTTTAATATCAAAAGTTGTTTCTATGAAAAATTTCATAGCTTTACCTAATATATTTCTAGATACTTGACCACCTTTTACACGCAAAAACCTTCCAAACGGACCTCCACCTTGTGGTAATAATCTACCTTGTGCTTTACCTAATAATCTACCACCAACTTGCCAAGCATAACGAGCTGCAATAGAACGTGCTAAACTACCTGTAGATAAAAATGCTTGAAAAGTGTTTAAGCTTTGTAGGATACTATATGTACTATCAGATAAACTATCTAAAGCCGCAGTTCTAGCACCTACTGATTTTGACCAGTTATATTGCCTAAGAGTTTTAAACATCCTAGCTTCAGTTCTTCTGCTAATAAATACGTCAGGACGCATTTCACCAACATAAGTAACTTTTGATGTTACAGTTCTTTCGCCTAAATTAGACGTTATTGACTGTTTAGATATATCAACCATTATTCAAAATAAAGTAGTGACAACCTCTTCATAAAAGTACGACCTACTCTATTTTTAGAAACAGCAACTGAATCTATTTCGAAATACTTTCCAGTAGATGGTTCATATAATCTGTCAGATGCTTTGATGTCTACATCACCACTAAGATATGCTACCCATGACTGTGTTATGGTATTTCTACCATCTCTATTTTCACTTTCACCCACTAAATTTAATCTACATGGATTATCAGTGCTTAAATCAGACCACTGAGTAGACTTTAGTCCTCTGCTATCTACTGTAGAACCAGATATTCTTTGAACATTTACTCTATTTATTAATAATCTTTTTGGATATTGACCTGCCATACTTTTAATATAGTAGGTAATAGTTAGATTTTAGGGATTATCTATTTTCGATTGGATAAGACGTTTCTTACGTCTTTGCTTACTTTGACAATTTTTACAGAAACTAGAATAACCATCAGCAATATTCCTGTTAGCATTAAAAGAACCAACAGATAAAGTATTTTGACAAAGTAAACAAACCTTAGTTTTAACTTCTTCATGAGTATTTCCAATCTCATCAATACATACTTTACAATAACGATTGTATCCATCTTTATACTTCTGAGATTTTTCATACTCTGATATTTTTTTTGTTTCTAAACACTTGTAACATTTTTTTTCTGATTTTTCGCTACTTAAATAATAATCTCTTGCGAGATTAACTTTTTCTTGTATTTCTTTATTTTGTAAACACCAAGTTCTAAATCTATCATATCCAATAGGTAAATCTTTATACATATCCCTATTAGTCATTGTGTATCCTTCATACTTTATTCTGTTAATAATTACATCTACTAACTCATTATTAACATTTTTAAATGAATGAAATCCACATTCTTCTTTAATTTGACGTACTCTTTCTATAGATACACCCCATTCTTTAGCCCATTCTTTTAACATTCTGTTAGGGTTTTGTTCAATTAAAAATTTAGCTTCTTCTAACGAAGGTGCTATTTTATTAGGCATTATACAAAGTATGTTTTTTTATAAGGTGCCAATATATTCATATCAGATTGTGTTAATGGTGCAATTGATAATGCATCTAAACCTACTGAATATACAGCTGAATAATCTCCTATTGATTCTGATGATTGCATATTGAAGTTACCAGCAGTTGAGGCACCTTGTGCGGATATTTCACCTGGTTCTTGTTGAGATGAAAATGCAATTATTGCTTCAAGCATACGTGCTGCTGCTCTTGATGAAACCATTTTAATTTGAATTGGTAAATCGGTATCTAATCCTCCACCAAATGCTGTATAACCTGAAACATAAGTAACTACAATGTTTTGTTCTTTAGCATAAGACCATCTCTTCCCAAGTCTTCTTATTCTTCCACTATTATAAAATACAAAATCAGCAGAATTACCTTCTGTTAATGTTATATCATCTTCAACTACTGATGTAACTGAATGTACTGGAAGATGTCTTAAAAATATTTCTTTTGTTTGGTCACCTGTAAATGTTTCAGTTTTTGTACCATGATTAAGGTCATAACCAACATATTGTTCAATTGATGCGTCAACAAAAGGAATTATATTATTAGTTAAATGAGTCTCTAAATCTGAATCAAAGTCTATTTGTGTATAAGACTCTACATCAGATGCCGTTGAGAAAGCCATTTAGACCTCCTTACTTGTCTTCGACTTCTACTTTAACTGCTTTATCTTCTACTTCTGATTTTTTAACTGCTTTAGTAACTGGTTTTTTAGCTGCTTTTTTCTTAGCAGGCTTATCTTTTTTACCCCAACCTTGCTCTTTGAGCCAATCAGTTGGATATTCTTTACCAGCTTTAGCAATTAGGTCTGCTTGAGAAGTTGGCACATCTACTGGGTCACCCTCCCATAGCTTTCCATCAGGTAGCTTATAAATATTTTTTTCTGGAATTGTATACATAATCATTAATCCTAACTTATAAAATAAAATTACTTGGTATTAGAAAAGCCCTCCGAAGAGGGCTCTTCTCACTATCGTCTAAATCAAACCTAGAAGTTTGTTATAGAACAGAAAGCTGTTGGTCTGTAAACGACAAATCCCATTCTCATTGTCAATCTAATAGCCAATTGATTCTTAGCGAAGAAGTCACTATGGCTGTCAGATACAGCAAGGTCAATACCTTGTCTCATGACAATTTGAGCAGCATCGCCACCACCGAACTTACCAACTAAGGCAGTTCCTGATGCGATTGCTGTTGAAGGAACAACTTTTAGACCCCATAGTCTTGCTGCAACATCGCCGCCGAAGCCGCCTGCTGCTACAACTAATGGATTCTTAGCAGCATAACCTGCTGAATCTGTTCCTGCAAAGTCAGTTACAGCTGTAACAATTTGATACCAGTCTTCTGGGTGCATTACGACTGAATCAGGTTCAACGAAAGCGTCTTTTCTGATTTCAGTAATAGCTTGGTAAATTTGTCCAAGTCTATTTAATTCACCGCTGTAGCTTGAATAGTCAAATGTGTTAATACCAGACTTGTTTAAAACACCAGTCAAGTTTGGAGCAGTTCCATTACCGTTAAGTAATTGATTGTCCATTCTCAATCTCATCATTGTTGTGAGTCTTGAGTTAACATATCCTTGAATAGCACTAACATCTGCTAACAACTCATCTGTCACTGGTAAGAAAGTAGCAATCTTACGAATGCTTTCTGTTCTTTCAGTGAAAGCCAATGCTGATTCGTTTGCAGAGGAGATGTCTCCTGATTCTGCGATTTCACCTGCATTGTTTGTGAAAGTTGTCTCTTCAAGATATACATATGCGTTTTGAGTTGTTGATATTTGGTCAAACAATCCAATAACAGCATTTGGGTCTCTTAAAGCTGTTTGTAATATTCCAGGTGCTCTTAATGACTCTGGTGGATAACCTGTGGTATTTAAAGTAGTTTTAAATTCTGCTGAAGAGTCAACGCCTTTAACGCCATTATTAACATATTGGTTATAAGCGTCAGTCTCAACGAACTGTTCACCGATTGTTTTTACGCCTGCTGATTGCTCAACTTGTGGAATTTCGTTAGCAACTTCGTTGTTAACTTCCATAGCTTTTTCATTAGCAGCTTTAGATTCTTCAATCTTTAGCTCATCTAATGAAGCAGCAAGTTCATCATTTAACCCTTTGATTTTATTCTTTTGGTCAGATGTGTACTTACCATCTTCTGCAGGAGCATCAAATACGGATTTAAGTTCTTCACGAGATTTAGCAATTTGCTCTTTAAGCTCTTGTACTTTACTCATACTGTATTTATCTCCTAATATTATTACTTATACTTCGTCGTCAGTAATCTCAACATCAACAGCTTCAGCCATTAATCTTTGAGACTCTGCCCACACTTCGTCTTCAAGGTCTTCTTCGTCAACTGATTCAGTGTTATCTACAGGTACTTCAGTAACTTCTTCTACTTCTTCAGATTCAGCAGGATTCTCTACTTCTTCCTCTGGTTCGACAGCTACTTCTTCAGTATCGACTGAATCTGTTGGTTCTTCTACAACATCTTCAATCTCTGCTTGTTCTTCGTCTAAGTCTTCTAACTCTAAAGCACCTTCGGTTCCGACTGTATCGATAAATTGGTCTATTTCAACCCATGCATCTTGTAAGTCATCTTGAACAGCCCTTAATGCTTCAGTAGCCTTGACTCCTAATTTCCTTCCATCTTTTGCACGTAACATCGCAATGGCGTTAGTTCGTGTCATTAAGTCATGCAACGCAGCAAGCACGTCTTTGACTTCTTCAGAAAAAGACTTATCTTTTTCAGAAACTTCAATGTCAGCAGATTTTTCCATATCTTTTGCACATTTACCTGTTTTGTCATAGTCACAGGAACCATATCCCTTGCTACAACAATCACAGTGTTCTGCATTTGCATCATGTGCAACTACTTCTTCTGCTGGTTTATCTTCAGCTGGTTTTTCCTCGCTAAAAGATTCTGAGCTTAATAAACTTTTCTCTCTAGCCATTTCCTCTAATAGCTCAGTATTAGACTTTATAGCCATTGTGTAGGTTTCTTGATTTGCACCTACTAGAACAGGAGATACTTCATAGACTGATAAATCTTTTAAGTATCTTGCGTCAACATCCTTATCACCGCTCTTGAATTTACCTCTTTCTGAATCGTTAACTCTATATCCAAAAGACCATTGTTGCAGGTCTCCCATAGCCTTAACTAAGTTATAAGCTTCTTTTCCAGATTCTGTATCCATAAAAAACTCACCTTCAAATGTGGCTTTATCTTTATCTTGTTTTATTGAACCTTTACCAATTGGCATATCCCATTTATGAGCCCATACCATTGGAACTGAACCTGATTTAAATCCTGATTTGATAGCATCTTCAACGACAACATCGCCATCGCTATCTAATGTATTGAAAACCGAGAATACAGCAGAAACTTTTCCTTCTTCTTCTGCTTTAAATTCTAGGTCGATATTTTTAATTTCACTCACGAGTGCATCTCCTATATAAACTGTTAACAGATTTATTTAGGTGCATATATTAAAAGATTAACAAAAGTCTTTAAA